CCAACAAGTCCACAGTTAGTTCCAACTTGTGCGAACGCAAACGTAAATGGTTGACCAACAAAACGTTGTGTAAATAACGCTGTATCAGTCCAAACATAGATCGCATCTCTACCTCTGATTGCTCCTCTGATCTGTGATCCATCGGCCAGTCTTTGTGTACCAGCTGTGTTAGTTGCCGTAGGCGTATAAGTATTAATATCCTCTTGATCTGAGAATCTAATAAACATATCGTCTTGTGTAGATGTGTCACCAATAGTTGTCTCTGTTCCAAAAAATACTAAGTGTCTATCAGGAGTTGAAACTAACATGTGTCTTGATGCAGTTGGTGCACCAGATATAATTGCAGCTCTTGTTGCTGTAGCATTTGATAAAGATGAATCCCATTCGAACACAGCACCATTAACAATTAAACAAATTGCTTTGTCACCAAAGTTATCTAATGACCACATACCAGGTTCAATAATTAAATCACCTGAAGCCGCTTCACCCCACGCAACATAATCAGTTGAGTTAGTAACTGTTGCACCATCGGAGTGTGCCGATCTAGTAGAGTTTCTTACAGCTCTTGTAATACCTGTTAATGTATTACCTGTAACACCTGTATATGAAATTTCTTCATTACCTACTTGAATAAAATTTGTACCTGAACTTGGAAACTGTGAAGCATCAGTTAATACGATCGATGTCCCTGATCCACCTGTTCCAGCAGTATCATCTAATAACGCACCATTTAAAGTTGTTGTAACTGCCCCTGCAGCTTCACCACCCCAAGACCCTAAACCATATCCAAATCCCTTTGCTTGTACAGCTGGCCCTACAGGATAATAATGTTGAACTCTAATACCACCTGATGTTGTTGCACCAGACCCTGTTTCATTAGAGGGCATTGTAATTGTAAGTGTTGTTGTTGATGGCACAGTTGTTACCATAAATTTTTTATCATCAAAGTCTGATGCACTAAAATTAGAACCTGTTATTGTAGTAAAATTATCTAATAATAATATTTCACCTGCAGCAATATTGTGAGCACCAGAAAAAGTTAATGTTACAACCGCTGATCCATTGGTTGTACTAAATGCACTCGTTAAAGTAGTTGTAGTTTTAATTGGGTGTATGTCATAAAATATACCCCCTGAATATGCGTATAGAATTCTATTACTTCCTATAATTGCATATTTTCTACCCAGACTATTTACGAAATGATGAAGTCCTCTTACAGCTCCTGTCAAATCATCTGTTCCTAATTGTTTCCAACCACCTATTTTTTCAGGTGTACCATATCTAAATCTAACATTATCGCAGTCTACCCATTGTCCTTCAGCTGTAGTTTCTGAAATTTGTTTATTTATACCTGGTTGGAAACCTATCTTTTGTAGCATATTAAATCCTTTAAATATCAGATTTATATTATATATACTAATCTTATTGTTAGTCCATAGCAATTATCTGTATTAGAATAACTAAAATAACCTGTATTTGAAGGGAATGAAAAAAACCTATTTTGAGTCATTGATTGTTCTTCTGAATTTAAAATTTCAATAGATCCATTGTAGCTAGTAAGACATAAAATTCCAGTCATACTTGGATCATTTAAATTTAAATTACTAGGTTTTTCTTCAACCTTAATTTTATTACTTGAAGGCATTTGTAGTATTACATCTGAACTTATAATTGTCTTAGCATTAATATTTTCTAATATAGGAGTTAAAATTTTAGACATAAATATGCTGCTTTCTTTTTTACCCTGATTATCTTTAATTAAAGGATGGGTAAATTTATTTATCTTATTAGAAAGATACCAAGGAAAATTATTAGAAGTAACCATTTGATTTATTTCAAATAATTTTTGATTGTTTAAAAAATTATTTTCTACTTTTATCATCTTCTTCCTTATCTAATAAAACTTTAGTCAATCCGTCAGTGCATATGTCTTTTGTTTTATCGTCAAAATTAAGATTAAATTCCATTACCATTTTCATTAAAGCATTACCAAAATGTTTTAGAGCCTCTGGTGTAAAATATAATTGTTTTCTTTTGTTTAAAATTTTAATTTCTTCGTCATCAAATTTTAAAAAACAAGAGCCATCTTTTTTTTGTTCAAATCTCATTTTATCTTGTCACCCCCCAATAAGGTCTTTTATCTTTTTCCCATTCTTTGTTAGGACCATTTGCATCAACATAATGTAAAAAGAAAGATGCATACCAATCTCCCGTAAATTCTTTTCTCCAATGATAAGAATCACATCCTAAATAAATTACTGCATCTCCAGGTTTAAGATTTACTTCGCTACCATCAATATATATTGGCCAAGAAGTTCCATCACTACCTATATTAACACTTAAACTTATTTCACAAGCTTCTCTGTCAGTATGTTTTTTTAAAGCTGAAAATTTAGTATACATTCTCCAAAAACTATATGTTGGTAATATCTTTTTACCTACTTTTTTTTCTACCAAAGGTTTCTTTTTTAAAAGAAATGATTCGGCTAATTTATCTCCATAATACGAAGTATCGGGGTTTGTAACAACTTTTGAAAATATAGATATTGAATAATGAGTTTGATTAGTTCGATGTGTCATTTCACAATAAATATTTGCTAAATCAATTTCATCTTTACTTAAAAAGTTTTTTACAACTTTAAATTTAAAATCTTTTCCTATAACGCCCATGATACTACCGAATACCTAACACCTTCTGTAACAGGTTTTACTGCATGAGGATATAAAAAATTACTAGGCCAAATTATTAATCTATTACTTTTTTTCTCTACGATTGATTCTTCTTTACTTCCAGGAAATTTAAAACACAATTCTCCACCTTTATAATTTTCATTTACAAAAAAAATACAACTAAAAGTTCTAGGAGTTTGTTTACCATGATCTATATGAAATTCATAGTGACCATTATTTTCATATTTTAAAAGTTGAATGCTTTGTACTTGTTCATTAGTATGTGTCATGCCTATTTCTTTTCCATATGTTTTAAAATAATTAGTTATTAAAAAACAAAAAAAATTTGCCCAAAATACATTTGTTCTACTTTTCTCTTTAAGATTAACTAAATTCCAAACTTTAACATCTCTTACTTTTTTATCTACTATAGTACAGTCTTTTCTACTATCTACAACTACAGCAGCCTCAAGAAATTCTTTTCTAGACTCACAAACTTTAAGAAAATTTTTTAAAGTTTCTTTTTTTAAAACATTATCGTATATTTTTATATAATCCGTTATTTCCATGATTTTTTATGCCACCAAGTAGTTTTATATGTATTTATAATTTTCAAATGTAGTGATAAATCATTTTTATCATTTTCTTTATTATCTAATGCTTCAATTTTCATTTTCCATTGGTCTCTTTTAAAAGGAATTACTTGAACGTATGGAGTGCCTAATTTTAAAACAGTTTCTAAAATAGGATACTTATCTCCATTTACTATAATAGGAAAATTTATTTCTTTATGATATTTGTCGGTATCTACAATACCAGGGATAATTGAAAATCTATCATCTGAATTATTCATAGGTGGTATAAATAAACAAGAATATCCTGGAGGAGTTTTAATTATCCAAGGATTTAAAATTTTATGAAAAGCTAAATCTTTATTTTTTTTAACAAAAGGACATTTTTCACCTAGTTGATCTATTCTATGATATTCAGAACCATCATGATTAATATTAATATTTTTTGTAATATTATTTGATATAGTTTTTTGAACACCAGATTTACCTATCATAGATCTTTCACCATCTTGCACAACATTATGACAAATATAATAGTCTGTTGGTAATTTTAAAATATATCCGGTAGTCAAAGTATCTAAAAAAGGCATGCATCCTTTAATAGTTCTTATTTCTACATGATGATCTAAATCTTTATACCATTTAGGTATATTAAGTTTTGCAGGTTCTGGCTTTATCTCTGTAAATTCTATATATTCTTTACATGCTATAAAACTTATAGTTTTATCAAACATGAAATGCTTATAGTTTTTTTTATGGTATTTGTAAAGGATTTAAATAAGTAATGCTATTTTCTGAACAATATGTTTCCCAAGATTTGTTTATTGGAAAACTCACTGAAGATGTATCAAAACTTTCAAGAACATTTTTATAATTACTTACGGCTGAATACATTGAATTATTTGAATCGTATCTTTGTAAAAAATTATCACAGATTCCTATAAGTATATTAATATTAGATTTAAGAGCATTTTCATTTGGTATGTTAAGAGAAATATCACTTATAACAACACTATCGCTTTCTAAATTAACTGTTGCTTTACTTTCTCTAACTTTATTAAAATCAACATCCGATACTGTTTTAACTGTATCAGTTTTTTCGCTAAAAATTAAACCATTCTTATCAGTATCATTTTGAGCTATTCTGTATAAATTGTTTTGATCAATATTTTTTGCAAAAATAAAATATGCCATAATTTATTATCCTTCATTAAATAATGCTATTACCGCACCACTTGAACCGCTGCTTCCTGACGAACCAGATGCACCAGGTGCACCAGGACCACCTTTTCCTTGCTCATTATTCCAAAAACTTTGTCTATTTGCAGTTATACTTTTAGATCCAGGTGCTGAACCAGAACTTCCGCCAGAATTACGAGAACCACCACCGCCTCCATTAGCAGTAAAATTATGGAAATTAGTTGCATTCCCTGAATTACCAGTACCATTAGGATGACCACCACCGCTTCCGCCTCCACCAACAGAATAAGGAACAGTTGCTGGTCCAGAAAGAGAACCAGTAAAATAACCAAAACCTCCAGCGCCTCCAGATTGTCCACTTTCTGGCGGGTTATTATCTCCGCCGCCTCCGCCGCCTCCTCCGCCCCAAAGGAACGCTTGAACTTTTGTAACGTTAGAAGGTGCTGATACGTTACTAGAACCACTATTAGTCCAAAGTACATATTCAAAGTTTGAAGCACCACTACCAGAAGAAGCTGATATGACTCTTCCTTGAGAATCAACAGAAATTGTTGCTGATGTAAAATCTCCTTTTGATAATGGTTTAATTATTCTTGGCATTTAGTCTCCTAGTCTACCATTTCTACATAA